ATCTGGCTCCCAATTTCTGCGGATGGCCAAGATTTTCATCGAGCTTTTTTCGATGGTGACGATGTATGGCAGGGCAATACCGGTTGGATTGCCGTCTTCGTCTTTATCTTCGTGGCCAGCCAAGTCCAAATTGACTTGCATTTCCAAAATCTTGAATCGGTCGTCCGCCGTTGCGCGGAAACCCATTTTTTCGGCAATTTTTTTCTCAACTTCGTCCAAAGAACTGGTTGGCTCACCCAAATCCACGTCTCTGTAGAAGCCGCCGACCTGCAAAATGCGCAGATCGTTCTCTGTTTTGCGCATCACATGGGTGACGCGGGGTGAAGAATGCAAATCTGACGCTCCGTATGGGACAACAACGTCTTCTGCGGGCACATACATTGACACTTGGCGGCCAAGACCGGGGTCAAAATACACCTTTTTGAAGGCGTTACCAGCCAAACCCAAGCCCCAAAGCATGCGCTCAGTCTCTGGGCGGTACTCAGGCATCTTCTCTGTGAGCTGGTAGTTCATGTCATCTTGAACTCGCTCGGCAGATTCCTTTTTGGCTGGTGTTTCTTTCCCAACAATCACCGTTTTCACGGGGCCGGCAGCCGGGAAAATCGACATCATGGTTTCTGACTGGAACTTCACCAGCGCCTCGGCCAGCAATGGGTGGTAAACACCGCATGCGCCTTCCCATGGCTCGCTACGCTCTTCAATTTTCAGGCCAAGAAGTTCAAGGCCGTCGACGTAGGTTTGGATCCAGTCTTTGCGCGAGGCAATGTCGTCGTCAAAATCGCCAATCAGGTCACCGGCAATCTGTGCCAGCTCTTGCTCGTCCATGTATTCGGCAAGGTTGGCGTTGAAATCGTCTTCGCTTTCTTCTTCGGGCTCTAGCGTGATCTCCATTCCGTCGATGCCAATCGTCACGGCATCAGGATTTTCAATTTCAATTTCGATGGGTTCTTGGCCTTGGGCCAGTTCATCGATTCCTTGGGGAGCTTCGTACAGAGCTTTGTCGATTGCCATGTTTATTCCTTAAATTGTTTTGCTTCCGCCCTGCAAGGGCTTGTCAATCATCCCGCCTTTTGCATGTTTGGCGTAACCTTGCAACTGAGCTTGCATTTTTCTGATGGGGTCCATCATTGGATTGGACAGTGGATTAAGAATTGGCATATTGTCGCTACTTACCGATCCGACGCCGCCCTTTGGAATTACTTCTGTAATCTGATTTCCAAAGTGGATGTTACGCGCTTTGCTGCCTTTTGGGCTTTCAGAGCTGCCGTAAATTTCAACCGGATGCAAACCAACCGCCGGTTTTAAAGATACTGGAACACGGGAAACCGTATCTCCAGCTTTGTAAACTTTTCCTTCTGGAACCCATTTTGATGGCGGGATTACATGATCTTCCGCCATTTGTACAAGCGCATTGCCTGTAAATTTTCCATTGTCCATTTCTGGAATTAGACGAGTAGCTGTGTTTTCATCTTGAATCCAAGAACCAACAGCGTTAGTTGCTTTTGGATCCATGTACAAAGTTTTTGTAGATGACGGCTGAATTCCGGTGGTTGTATCTGAATGGTTTGCGCCGCTGCGATTACGAATGGTTGTGCCATCATCCAAATGTGCATATGTAGACCCGCGCGATGTTTTGAACATTGAGTCAACATTTTCCATGTCTTCAAATGGTGCGTAATCCATGTCAGCCATTTTGAATTCCTGTTAATAGTAAGAGCGCGAGCGGCGCTTGACTTTGATGTCGTCTTCTTCGTCAGAGTCTAGTCTGATAAAGCCGCCTTGACGGAAACGGATGAGCGCTTGGGTTGAAGAGTCAACCAAGTCGTCGTGTGCTGCATTTGGAAACGATGCCATCTGTTCGATCACTTCGTGTGCCCATCTCATGTCTGGAGCCCATACTTTACCCGAACGGAACAGGTCCGTCACGGAATTTAAACGCACGAATTTATCGTTGCCGCGCACCGGATTGTATGGGTACACCGTAATGCCCATGCGTTGCAATTCAAAAATAAGTGGCGACCCAGCCGCTTTGGCTTCAATCACGCACGTATCAGGCTGCCATTCTCTGTACATCTCAATGGCTTTATCCTTCAATTCCGGGAACTCCATGCGCTCTTGAAAAGCATCGAGCAGAATAATGTTTGGGTCATTTTGGTTTTCGTCTTTGTAGAAAACACCCCACGTTGTGCATGCCGAATAGTCAGACCGTTCATTTTTTGTAAACGCCGTGTCCCAAGATTGGATGATGAACTCACATGGCGGCGCGCGCTCGCCCTCCCACATCTTCCACCACTCCCGTTTGACCAGAGCACCTTCTTCGCCCGTTGGCCTTTGTTGATACTGAGCATTCCACTTGGAAGGTGGCAACTCCTCCCGCAAAGCTTCAAGTTCTTTGATCGACCAAAATTCTGGCCATAGGGGATTACCCGAAGGTAAGATTGCCGGCAGTTCAATGATGTCCCAATCTTCTCCAGTACTACGTTTCATTGCGTCCGCAAGTACCCGTCCCGTAAGGTCATTTTCCGCCCAGCGTGTGTTGTGACTAACTATGCCGTTGGCAATAAAATTTTCAGTTTTATCAATTTCAACATCAAATACCTCCTCTTCTCCATCAGGCAGGATTGCCACTATTGGGTCTGCTGTGAAGTCGGAGATACGATGCAGCTCTGTCAAGTACATCTGCTGTTTTTCCATAACCGACCGCAAGATTGCAGTCATTGCAGAGTAGTCCTCTGACCTTTCCCGTTTCATGGTTGTGGTCGATGCACAACTTTCCATTCCAATGCGCTCTGGTGTTTGTGTTTGACGGAGACTGGCCACAGACATCGCAGCAGTTACCACGTTCCGCCACCATTGCTTCATACTGCTCAAGGGTAATCCCGTACCGGTGTTTAATACGCCTAGCTCTGTTTTTTTCTGAAGATGGTTTTGCTGGTGGAAATTGTTTGATGTAGTGTTTACTGCATAAGCCACGACTTGAAGCAGGGTTTTTACATTCTTCAATAAGGCACGTAAACCCTTTCCATTTCCCATGATGCCCCAATGGTTGTATTGGCGCATTGGGGTTTTTGCGATGGTATGCGTCTTTGGCTTGGCATGGATGGCACCTTCCGGGTTTTCTTTTTGATCTTGATGGTCGTTCGCATCCTTCAACGATACAAGTAAATCCCCCACCTTCAGATTGTTTAGTCTTGTCCATTCAAGTACTCCTTCATTTATTACAAGAAACGGATGCCTCTCGTTTGCACGAAGAATTTTACCAGATAATGTTTGCACCTTGTATATGGAATCAATACCACTTGACCGCCAATTATTAACTTTGCTTGTTGACAACTTCCCGTTGTCAAATGTAGCTACTTGATCTCCGGGGCAAAGATCACGCAAAAATTTTTTAGAGCCATCCGCCATAAGAACTGACGTATCTCCAGTCATACACATCACCATCACGATGGTTCCGCCCGGCTGTAAACGTTGCCGGGGACCAGATGTGTACCACTCATAGACTTTTTGGTAGACCTCTGGGTTGCCAGCGGCCAGTGCAGCTTCTTGTTCGGAATGGGGGTCGTCGATGATCACAATGTCACCGCCCTTACCTGTCACCGTACCGCCCACGCCAATCGCAAAATACTCGCCGTTTTTATTTGTGCTCCAGCGCCCCGCCGCCTTGCTGTCTTGCCGCAGTGAGACGTCAGGAAATACTTTCGAATATGTTTCTGAGCCAACCAAGTTACGAACCTTACGTCCAAACCCCACGGCCAGTTCACCGGTGTTGGAACATTGGATAATTTTTTTGTGTGGAAATTTGCCAAGGAACCAGCTTGGAAAAAGGTACGACGCAAACTCCGACTTCGTATGGCGCGGCGGCATATTAATGATCACGCGCTTCAATGTGCCATCGGCAATAGCCTCAAATTTTTTTGCCATCAGAGCATGATGCCGGCCATGAATAAACCCCGGCCACATCAATTTCACATATTCCATGAAATTTTTTTGAGCTTTCTCCCTCACCAGCGCCGACTGATACGTCTCCACTTCATCCAGCAACGAGTCATACATCGCCGGATCCAATTTTGAAATCAGCTCTTTCAATGCTTCAGGCGTAACATCACTCATTCTATATTCCTAAAATTTATATAGACCGGCCGAATGCTTCGTTTTCGTTCTAAGCGTTTTAGAACCCCGAGCTTCACCAACCTATCCACAATCTCTTTCGTATTCCCAATACCCGTCTTCCCACGGATATCCGCAATCTGCCTAAGCGTAGGGCTATGCCCCCACTTCTTCCACCATTCATCAACAATCAAAAAAACTTCCCTCTGCGCCGGGCTCATATCTCTCTCCAAGCATTCTTCAAACGTCAACTTCTTCCTCGTTGCCATCTTCCGATTGATCTGTAATCGCGTGTAAACGTTTCCACGCGCCTCCCATAAGTTCTCATTTTTCAAAATATATACCCCCGGGGTGTTTTATTAAGTTTTACTACCGGGGGGTGTTTCCATGAGCTCGGATTCGAGGCTGGCTGGAAAATCGATGGGGGTGGATTTTTCTGGTGTGTGAGTGTCTGACATAGTATGTATGGATCCATGGGACTCCTTTTCCCCTGATTCGGGGGTATGGGGGTCGAGCTCGGCGTCTGCCACATTTTCAGGGGTGGCCTCGTTGCTGGAATCGTTGCCACTGTCGGCGCGAATCTCACGAATGAGCGAATCTACGTCTTTCACTTCGGCGTCAGTTGCACCTTGCATCATCAAGCCGCGAAGCTTTGCCATGAGTTCGGTCTTCGCGTCTTCGCTGGTCTTTATTACGCGGTGCTCGGTTCTAGTAACGAAGGCGCCGACTTCGCTAACAGTGCCCAACACCTTCGCCGCTGCCACTTTGGTGGCTGGTTTTACGTCAGGGTCGATCACGGTCTGGACAAGAGAATGGATAACTAGCGCTCTTAATTGCGCAGGGGTTTGATATGCTGCTGCCTCATTAGCCAGCTTGTAGGCTTCGATCGTTCGGGCTACCTGTGGGTGAACTGTAAGCCTATGCGCCTCGCCGTTGATTGTTGTGGGCTTTGCTTGGGTGTCGTAGCTTTCCCTATATGCGTCTGATGCCGTGTGACCTTGCGCCACTAAACGAGCAAATGTCTTCTGCTTGTGGGTGAGTTGGCCTTGCACTCCTAGTAGTGCATCTATTGGCACTTGCTCCAGTGCTTGTTTGATTCCCTTGCGTGATAGCTTCTGCATGACTGTCTCGCTTCGCTCTGTTATGGCCACAAATACGGCCAGAATTGATGTAAACCCGCCGCGATTCTAGCGGAACAAATACAGAACTGTCACCTATGCGACAAACAAAGGGTTATTACTTACGATTATTTGCAAATACTGTCACTCATGTGACTGACAAAGGGCTTGACAACTGAGAGGATAACCACCAATGGAACACCTCCAGAGACAACACAAACAGAAGGGCAACACATGGAAACGAGTACACGCTATGAAGTCACTTACTTGGACTGGTCGGGCAAAACAAAAACCGACCAATTGACGGTACATTGTGTCATTGGATATGACAACGCGCCAGCCTATGCAGCCGAAAACCTGCAGACGCTAGGTTATGGCAAACACGGAAAAAACCACACCGAAGCTATTTCCCGCCTTGTGCTTGACCATGGCACAAAAATATTAAACGTCTCCCCACTCTGAAAGGTTAACCATGAACGAAAAAGAAATAAATAAACATCTCGCTTGGTGCGCAGCTTGGAACAAGGCCATTCTCCAAGGCCTGAAGCCAATA